GACAAATCCTGAATTTAAACTAGGCTTGAGATTGGGCCTGGCACGAGGGATTTCATATTCCGGGGGCACTAGTCTTATGTACTCCTGTTTGTCAGTATCAAGAGCAGATGTAAAGCCCATTTCAACCTGGCTACCCAGATTGGTCCATAATGCATCTCTCAAGAGATCTTGGCTGCGTAGTGCATCTATTAGATACTTACGATGCGGTCTCAGACGCCCATTTAAAAACAAAAACTCATAGCGTTTGACTGGGTCAGCAAACACATCTGATTCAGCTGCTAGTAGATTTTCAGTGTATTCTACTATGTTTGAAAAGTAACAGTCTGTGCTGAGTTCATGAAACCCTGCTTCTAGGTTGCCGCTGGTTATCATACGTATGCTGCGATTCTGCACCAGATCAGTAATTCGCAATCTTGAGAGCTGTAGTTTGATTGTTTCAGATCCTTCTGCAGGATTGCAAAACACAATGCGTCCAGGGTATTGGCGTGCTAGATCAGTGATTGACTGCCAGTTTTCTTTTAAAACAACACGGCCCACAATATAAAACTTATTGGGATCAAAGTTTACCAACTTCCAGTCCCAGAAGCTTTCCAAAGCATAGGGTTTTAATAAATCCCATACTTCAGCCCATTCGTCCACTACTATATTATGAGGCCCTAGCATGATACTCACATTCTGCCCACCATGACTTCATTTCAGGAAAGGTCTTTGAAAAGTCTGTACTGCGGCGGCGATCGTGTTCTGAAAAGAAACGATAAAAGTCTGCTCGTGCTTGAGAATGATCCTGATGTTGCGCACTTTGCATCCAGGCAATATCGCGGTCCAAGCGTTGTACTTCGTAGTCTTTGAATCCTTGAAATGGTGTACTAGACGTTTCTAAATGGGTCAACATCCAGTCTCGCACTTGTTCAAGTTTGTGTACATAGCTCTCAGGTAAAATTTGCAAACTTTGCCAAGCAGGATCACGCAGCACAGGAGTATCAAACCATACCCGTTGATATGTAGACGAATGTTGTTGTCTCAGCTGCAATATCCATTCCAACAAAGGTTTCAAACCTGTAACTGACAGATTGTTCATTGTGATAATAAATGTCAAACTGTTGTAGCTGGGAATGTTGGTTAGATAATTGTGTACATTTGATTTGACTCTGCTGAATTCCATTCCATTTCTTATGTATTCAGCTTGTGCAGGCACGCCCGAATCCAGACTAACATACTGCATAAAGTGTTCTATGCCACCGTTGCACAGTTGTTTCACATAGTTAAAATACTTTTCACTCAGCTTGGGCTCTACACTAAAGTTACTTGTGACATTTAGATGCAATTTGGCGCTGGGGTTGGCCAACACATAATCAAATACTTTATAGGTGTTCCGGTCCAGTAGTGGTTCGCCGCCGGTCATTCGAAAGTGTTCCAGTTCAGGATACAGCGTGGGCCACCACGCCCAAAAGGCATCTACATAGGGATTAGATTCCCGGGCAGGGATGGGCTTACGATCACCAACAAAATGCTCAGGAGCGTTATGAGGCACCATAGTAGGATATGCCCCATCACGTTCCATTTCTTGTTGCCAACTTGAACTAAACTGCGGAGAGCAGTAACTACACTTGAGATTACAAGCGTTGTTGAAATTAACTTCCACATAACTGGGAATGATGTCATCTTCAGATCCTTGACTATTTTTTATTTTTTCAAAATCTACTGCGGCCCAGGGCTCGCCTGATCTATAATGGCGATCACTCAGTTTGTTTTGATCTTCCATGTTCCAGCAATACTGACACTCAGCAGGCTTTGTGCCTGCCAGCATGAGTTTGCGTTGTTGTTTTTTGTGCTCGGTATTGTGCAGTGCTGACGGATTGCGTCCAATATCTTCTATGTTGATACGATGCAGGGGAGGATGATAGCAGCTATTGTTGAGTCCTGTGGGCAAGTGTAGACTAACTTGTTTCCACTTGGCCAGGCACAGTGCAGGTCCTAATTTGTCCTGCATTTGTTCTGCTGCATTTAAAAAATGGCTTTGATCGCCTTTGGTCATTACCAACCTTCACGTTCTCGGATAACGTCAATTTCTCGCACCATTGCTCCACGGTTGTGCCAGTCGCTGCGATAGTGCTGTTTGAAGAATGCTGATTGTTCTGCTTCCAGCATGCTCATGGGCAAGCCCAGTTGTGTGCCTAGATCAACTCCCACACGATTTGCCACAATGCGTGGTTCACTGTCTTTTACTGTGAGCCACAACTGATCCAGTTCAGCAAAGTCTTGCACCTGCGTATGATCCCAATTGGTCAGCATGGTCATGTAAGTGCCCATTCGCGAACCTGCAATGGCCCACATGCCATGGTCAACATCTGCACCTACATTGTGCCATATGGTAAGATTGTCTAGATTTCGTTTGTGTACACGATCGGTAAATTCTTCTGTGCTGGGTCTGCGTCCACGGTCCAGACACATTTTAACGCCTTCTCGAAAACCAGCACGCCAGGCTTGGCTGGCACTGCCATTGGGATATGTTGTGCTGTAGCAATCGTGCATGGGCCAGTACTGTGGGTTGAAACAAAATTCAACCTGTGTTTCAACACTGCCGTCTGTGGCTTCATGAGTACGCATTTGCGCCACAAACTCTCGAGTCCAGCTGCTCAATCCACCATTGCCATACATTAGCCCATTGATGTGATTACGTGCTCTCCAGCGAAATACTGCCTGTTCATATTCAGCTGTGGGAAAACTAAGCGTTTGATTAAAAAAGCTGGGGTCAGGAATATTGTCTCCGTCCACAAGAATAAATCTTTCTGTGGTAGATGCTTCTGCTGCGGCCTTGTGTGCAGCATCACTACCTTTTACACCATCAACTCGTACTGCCCAAGGCACCATGTTTTTGATCTTGGTCCAGGTTTCTTCTTTGTTGGGTTCATCGTAACTCAAGTAAATGCAGTCTAGGTCTGCTATGTCAATTTGCTTCATATGTTTTTTTGCTCCAGGCACAATAAGGTTCAGATTCAACTACCACAGCCACGTCAGTTGGGTGACAGTGTGTGCCTGCGGGTGCAGGAGTTAGTTTGTTGACTGTGCGCCATTTTGTTTCAGTCAACACACCATTTACCACACGCACACGACTGGGGCTACGAGCGTAGGTTGCAGCATCAATCTCAATGTAGTTACCGGGCAAATGCTCCATGCTGTAAAATAGCAAAACCCCAACTGAGTCATGGTACAGTCGATAGGTTAATGGCTGTGTTTCGGGCACTGCATGCAGTATGCTCCAGAATTCATCAGGTGTCATGGTCGCCATTCCTTGATATGATAATGAAATGCACCCCATTGTGCCACGGTATTGATACGCAATGGATCATGTTCCCAGGTCAATTCGTGTGTCCAACGATCTGTTGTGCCTGCGTGGTGCGGTTTCATGTGAACAATTTGTGGATATGTAACAAAAGGCATGGTAACTCTTTGTTCGCCTATGATCTGTGCAGCCATAGCATACACTAGATCAGTGTCTGCTACCGCAGGTGCAAACTTTATCAGTGTGCGAACGTGTTCCCAGTTGGCAAATATATCCCGAACTAGATCAAAGAATTCTTTTGCAGTTTCACTCAGTCGCCAGTAAGTAATGGCGTTGTACACATCAGGCAAATGATTTTGATCAAACACTCGGCGATAGTGCCGAGCAGTGCTAACATCGCCGTGCCAGTTTCTACATCCTGTACTGATCACAACGTCACGGTGTCTAAACAAGTCCCACCAGTGTGAGATAGGGCTAGCAATCAGCATGTCTGCTTCCAGCTTGATTGTTTCACGAAACGGTGTTAACTGAAATACTGCTGCGTCATTGGCATAGGCATTTTCCGCCACCGCCGGCAACAAATGCACATAATCAAACACAGGATCCTCTACTGGTTGATCTGTTATTAAACACACTTTTGCAGCAGGATGCTGTGTCTTTAGACTTTGAACCAACATGCCAGCGCAACGAACGTAGTCAACTGTGTCTGTGTTGACTGCTACCACAACATAACCTTGTTCTTCAATGGGCCGCAATTATGTTCTCCAAGTGCTGTTTGCCCATGGCATGAAAATCTGTAGTATGCCATTGAATGTATTTTGATTGGTTGTCTGGGTCGCAATATGTGATGCGGTATGCATCAGTTTGGTGTGCAATTTTGGTCAGCACTGTGTCTGGCATCACAGTCAGTAAGGGCCAAGGTATTTCATCTACTTTGCCTGTGTGGCCGCTTACAATTCCCAGGGCAATGCTTAGGGCAAAATCATTACGATAGGTCTTTTTGTCAATGCCATACAATGCTCGATAATGTTCCCAGTTGCTTCGTATCATCTGCATGCAGTCAAATATGTATTGTGCAGTGTTTGATCGACGAAATACCATTACTGTGGCCCACCACATGGGCATGTCATGGCGCCCAAAAACATTGAGTCCTTTCAAAGGATGCCCAGTGTTGAAGTTGACGGCCGATCGATGACACATAAAGTCTGTGTTGTATTCTAAAATTCTTTTGAGATCAGAGCAGGCTACCACATAGTCAGCGTCCAATACCAGGGTACGATCCCAGGGTGTTAGATCATATGCGTTGACCCTGCCAGCATTGTGCCAGGTCACTGTGCTAGCGTAATCTTCAAAGTATCGTGTTCCACCAGATTTGGCTGTGGCTGGCACGACTTGATCAAATCCATTGAGTCTAGGGTCTGCAGGGTCTGCATCTGTAACAACTGCAACTGGTATGTCAAGATGTCTGCGAATGTTTTTAGCACTCCACGCAGCCATGGCCAGGTAGTCGATTTGTTCATTGTTGAACGCAAAAATAAGTGCGCCTGTGGTCATCGTTTTTGACTGTTGGTTTCGTATTCTACTAGCCAAGCATTCATTTGCTCTTGCCAGCGTTGTTGTGCTGCCAATTCAAGTTCTCTAACATCAACTCTGATTGGAGCGTCATACAAATCCAGCAACACTGCTGACTCGTCGGGACATGTTGCCAACACAGTCAGCAGTTCAGGACCGGCACGCCACATGCCGCTGGCGTAGGCAAACAACATACGTGCTTGGTATTTTTCTTTGAGTATGCGACGAGCAGTCACATGATCAAAACGTGCTCGCGAGTGAACAATTAAAGCATCAGTATCCATGCTAGTAGTATACAGGAAAAAGTAACAAAGGTAAAGGGCCTTGCGGCCCTTTTGGTTAGACTGTGGTTGCTGCCACTGTTGGGGTTTCCCAACTTGCAGTAGTCAGATAGGTTGTACTAGGTGGGAAATAGGTGCAAATTGTGGTTGGTGCTGTTCCAGGAGTGGCTCCCGTTGAGGCTGTGCCACCCGAAATTGCGTCGCCGTCGCTGGCACTCCATAATGTGGTAAATGTCAGTATGGTGCTTGCAGCGTTGAGAGCAGCACTGTGTTGGATAAAGTTGCTGGTGTAGGGAACAGTGTCAGCAAACTGCTTGTAGATAATGGTAGCTGCACCGCCGGGAGTCAGGTCATAGAATCCTGTGGTGGTGAGCAATATGTTTGGTGTGCCTGTTCCGCCAACTTTGGTTGTGCCTGTGTAAGATGCGCCTGAAATTACAGCAGTTCCAGTGCCACCCGTGAAGAAAATGTCGCCACACAAGGTATTGGCCAAGTCATTCCATTCTGGGTCGCCCAGGTCGCCAGTGGCTGTTTTGCTCACATCCAGCTTGATGCGACCCCCACCGTTGAAAAAGTAACGTGCTGCTGCTGCACTGGCAAATGTCACTGTGTTGGTAAATGTAAAGCTCCAAGTTGCTCCCGAAGTAGCAGCAGTCTTTGAGTTGGTGCCAGTCCAGGCTGTATACTGTGTGCCGTTGGCCACAGCGTTGAGTCGGTTGGTAGTTATGTTGGTTAGGTCTGTGTTGAGAGCAGCAAGAATCTGAATCAGGTTGCCAGTTACAGGAGCTGATCTTGCTGTGATAGTTGTGCCAGTTTGGCTGCCCATGCTGCTGATAGTATTAACAAGACTTGCCCAGTTGGTTGCAGTAACAACTCCGGCTGCACTCACAGTGCTTAGTGCTGTTTGTCCCCAACCTTTATCAGTAGCACCGGTGGCCCAAAGATCATTGACGTTGGCGCTTGCAGTGGTACTGGCAAAACCATTGTAGTCTGTGGCCTGGATCAAGCCTCCTGATGAATAAGTCATTTTTTATCCTAATTATTTGCTAATGGTCACAATGGCTTCAACTTCCCCTAGCTCAGGAGTTCGTTTGTGTGCCAATGCACGACCCAATACGTTGAATGCAGTGGCTTCGCCAGGCTGTGCCGCTCTAGCAACACCATTACCAGCTGATACCAAGCGGTCACCTTTGGCCACACGTCCAATCACTTGAACAGGAACTCGTCCAGTCATAGCCACCGGCGGGTGTGTGTTGTCATCACCAGCCATGCCATTCATCAAGTAAGCAGCCCGTGTGCTGATAACGCCAAACACATTTTCACTGAGTTCATCTCTAGCACGAGTAATTTCCATTTCTCCGCCTAGTTCAACCACAGTTCCTGCTGAGTATACAGCATCGGCTGCAAAACGTTCTGCAACGTCAGCGTATGCTGCTGTGGTAGATTGAGCAAACACACGGTTAAATGGGTTACTTACACTACCAATATTACCAACGGCATTGCCCGGAGTGGTTATATTGTTCACGTTAACAACGTTAGCATACACAGTGCTTGTGTCAATCACAACCACATTGGCTACACCTCCCACGTTGAAGTTGATGTTGCCACCCGAAGTACCAACCTGGCCCGCTGTTGTACCATTTTGGAATTGGGTAACGCTCACACCCAGACTCAAGCCTGTGAGTTGTGAACCATTACCAAACAAGTATGAACCTGTAACGTTGGCAGCACTGATGATATTGCCAGTGGCAGTGATACGACCAGCTGTGTTGACATTGCCAGCAATAACGTTAGCCAGGGCGCTGACTGTTGCACCTTGGACTAGGGCAGCAGTGATAATATTGCCCCCAGTTACGTTGCCTGTGGCACTAACCTGTGCACCAGTAACCAAGTTGCCCCCAGTTACGTTGCCAGTTACACCAAGGGTGGTACCCACTGTGGCAGCATTGGCAATTGCAAATGTGCCATTTGAGCCCAGAGCACGAGCCACATTGTAAGTGGTTCCGCCTACGTTGGCCTGAATCACCAAATTACCGTTACTGATGTCGCTTTTGACGTTGGCATCTGTTGAGGTGGTGTTTACGTTGAATACGTTGGCTGCACCAACAAACAAACCCACATTGTTCTGCACACGCACAGTACCAGTGGTAGCTGTGTTGGCCGTCGCTCTCATGAAGTCAGTAGAGTCCAAGTTGTCCAACAATGCAGCATTAGTAGCAGTACCTGCAAACACCGGGCCACTACCACCAGTGTTAGATAGTGTAATACCAGTATAAATTACAGGGAATGTGGTTACTGTGGGGGCTGCTGGTGTAAAGTTAGCGTCTTTGCTCACAATAGCAACACGAGTGTTGTTCACATACAAACTGGTCACAAAGTGTGGTGTGCCGCCGTTGTCATTGATAGTTTCAGGAATGGCGCCAGCTGTGCCTTCAGCGGATGTAAACGCAGGGCCAACCACAATAAAACCTGTGCCAGTATATACTTTGACTTGCTGATTTACTGTGTCGTACCACAGGTCGCCTTGCACGTTTGATGTTGGTGCAGATGCACTAGAAGTAGCAGCGCTAATAGTCTTGAATATTGTGCCGTTGTAGACTTTTAGCAAGTTATTGGTTTTGTCCCACCACAATTGTCCTGTTAGTGGAGCGCTGGGTGCAGTGGTGTTTGAACCGTTTTCCAGCAAGTGGATAAAGTTCTCGTCGAGAAATTCACCGTAACCGGCATAGTTTTTACCTACCAGTATCATGCTACTAGCAGTGTTTACTGTGCCGTCAGAAATGGTTGCAAATACTGTGCCGTCAGTAAGATTAATTGTATATGCCATATTGGTCGCCTTGTTCCTAAATTAATTATAGATATTTATACAGCATTGATGTTGCTTAATGTCTGTATACGTAGAGTGTAGTCAATCTGAATTTGACGGTTCAAACTCTTTTGTACGGGGTGAAAAATAACGTGTGTGATCAATCGCAGATCCTCTGCACTTCCGTTCCAGGTTTTGAGTCCTAGTTCGTCAAACACAAACTCACCGTTGAAGTTGGTGCTGTTATCAAATGCCTGTTGTTGTGGTGGCTCGCCATAATCCAGCAAACACTGTACTAAAATATCTGTATAAACATTGCCCGACGTGTGTAGCACAGTCATTTTGTTGTTTTCAGGATCTGTGTCAGCTGCTGAATTGTCGTTGACAACTTTGGCATAAGTTTCGTTGTACAGGTCAGCATTTTGTCCTGTGGTGTTTGGGGGCAAATAAGTGATAACACCAGTGGGATCCACTGAGCTGCCGCCGTTGCCAAACGCCATTTGATATATGTAGCCTAGATTTCGATCACTCAGTGTTTGTGCCATAGCAACACTGATATTTTCGTAATGAATAGCGTTGTGATCGTTGTAGAATATTTCACCACTTTTGGGGTCGTAGACTTTGACATGGCCGGTGATTTTAGCTAGTCCAGGAGTGATCATGCTCGTCCCTCCACATAAGTTTTTTGTGTTTTTGGGTCATAGATTCTCATGTGAGCCTGTACCGAAACGGTCCCTTGTTCGTTGGGTTTACGAGCCTTTGCAGCAGGAGTTGCTGCTTGTTTTGGCTGAGTTGACTGTGTATTTGCCATGGTCACTTATTTACCTTGCTTTATAAGCCGCGCAAGAACCTTGCGGCCGGAGTATTGGTTTCTTGCAGTGCATTACCGTCACTAGGAGTTCCTACTCCAGGCGCATACCATGTGACGCCTTTGCGTACCAACATGGTAACTTCAACACCTGCTGGTGGCGCAACGAGTTCAGGGTATGTAGTTTGTGTCACAAACTCAATGGCTAGTGGTGTAAACTCAGCAATTTCCCAGCGGTATTGACCAGTTTCAATTGCTACAGTAGTGTCGTTGTAAGCATACTGACGCACGCCGCCCACATACACTTCTAAACTACGAACATCAAATGTGCTGTCTTCATTGGTTGTGTCAATTTCAAGTTTGAGAGGATCAGCATGGAATATTGTACTTGATCCGTCGCCAATTAGCGTATCACTTTCAACGTAGTCCTGATATTCAGCAATCAGCAAATTGCCGCGACTGATATCGTAAACAGGTGTTCCTGTCACATGTTCCGCTGCGCCTGATCCAGCAGTACCACGAAGCAAGCTGCTTACAAAGTTCAGTGCAGTATCTCGTACACGGTACATGATACGTTCGCCACCAATGGTGATAACACCAAATATACCGTTTGGTAAATCTGGCTCGCTCAAGGCAGCGGCATTGTCAACATAAATTATGTCAGCAGTAGCAGACACAGCTTGTGATACCGCAGTGGTTGTTGCAGCAGTAATTCTGTAGGTGCCTTGCACGCCGCGCATGTCTTGATAGATACGGAATGCCATGGCTTCTGGCACAACAGAATCAGTAAATTCAGTAATTACCATTATGTCAGCAGAACCAATTGCGCCGGATGCTAGAATCAAGTATTCGCCCTCGACCACAAAATTTTCACCTTCAAATTGTCTAATGCCGTTTAACGTGACCCAAAGTCTGCTTGGATTTACATCGGCTCGCTGTAGCCAAAAATCGTTGACAGGAATAGAAGTTCCTTCACTGTAGTCATAGCTGCCTGGATCATCAGACAGTGTACCAGAATCAAAGTCGGTGCTATCATATGGTTCAACCACAGTGATACCAGTAGTCACCGGTCCCTGGAACACCAAGGTTAGTGCATTTTGTTGACGAGTGTCGTTCCATCCAATGACCTGGAACACATCTCCAAGATTAGGCGGTGATATGATTTCAATTGAGGCGGCAGCCACATCATAGTCAGCCACTGTGCTTACTGAGATCAAAATAGCAGCACCAGCATCAGGTGCAGTAACAAATATCACCTGACGGTCTTCAGCTCCTGACCATACAGTAACACTATAAGCTCCAGTGATCAAACCAACACTTTGTACTTGTAGTATCCCGTCGACCCATACTTTGACATCAGTGGCTGCATTGATAATCTGTTGAGAGTACCCACCACGTGATGGAAAACCAAATCCCAGTGTGCTGCCATCACTGATCCATTCAATGCCATCTGCAGGACGAAGTCGTAGTCCATTCTTGGTTACTACCATATTGGCAGGGTTGGTTCCACCTGAGTCAATATCCAAATTTAATGTACGACTAGATACAATAGTATCATCTGCAACAAATGTATCAACCTGAGCAGTGCTCCAACTGTATGCAATAGTTGCGGTGCCAGTTCCTGCTGCGGTGCCAGTTGCAGTAAATTCTGTTCCCACTGTGTTTACAGCAGCACCAACTGTGATAAAGTTAGTGGTTCCCACAGTGTTGATTCTGTAAGTTTGTCCTAATTCTAATGCGCTGGCACCAATTTCAGTGGTGTATTCAATGCCAAACGCTACTAACGCAATACCATCAGTAGATACAACAGTGGTGTTAAAAAATACAATACTTTCGGTAGCAGGAACAAACAACTCCCAATAAACAATGTTAGTAATGTCGGTGCCAACTGGTACATTTTGCAGTGCTCTATAATAGCTGCCGCTGTTGTTTACCACATCAAGTTTTTCATAACTGCTAAACAAATTCCAGGCAACAGAATCAATATAAGGTTCCCATGTTATTCCTGAAATATTTGCGCTGTTAAGAAACACAGCCACTGTTTGTATTTCGCTAGTGCTTACTGGTATTACTACTGAATCGCCAACTTCGTTGCCAACATAATTGCCGCGGAACAACTGTGCTCCGCCACCCAGCTCGTATACAGAAATATTGATAATATCTTCATTGCTTGTATTATCAATTACTGTGATAGTTTGATTAACCCAATCAACTGAGTAGTCAATATTCTGTACAAGATCTCGACCCGTTGTTTGATTGCTTACTAGTACCTGCACTGGATGTTCTAGTAATGCAGCCCAACTATAGGTATCAGTGATTGCTGAATCATATGTGTAGCGAACTGTTGCTATTTCAAATCCGTGACCATCAAATTGCCAATCGCTGCCCGGACGAGTATACACTCTCATGTCCAGAGTATCGTATTCTGCACCATTGACCAGTTCTTCTGGTGCATGTCCTTCGTAGAGTCCAACAAATTGGCCGCCGTCGATATTGACGCTGGTAAATCTTTCTCCCAGAGTAGGGTCAACAAATTCGCTTTCAAACACAGCATCAGTGTTGAGCGGATTGCCCAAGAAATAATCACCGTACACCTGTACACCTGGATAATCAACTCCGTCAATCAGCAATGGCAATTCAAGTCCAGGCTGATTAACACCAGGCACATACAGTCCCATGGTACGATCTACACCACTTAGTGTACCAGGATCAACTTCTGTCCAATTGGCAAGATCAAACGTTGGTCCAACAACCGGTGTAGAATCGTCGCTAGTTGCCATCCAAACTCGATCATCATAACGTACCATTTGTCCAGTTTGATAAATCGCGGTAGAGCTCCATTCATAGATGCTGGTCACATATTGGCATCGATCAAATTTCATGGTAGTAGTAAAACTACGAACCATTGCATTTTCAGCTCGCACAACTGCTTGAGCACCAGATCCGTTGCCGCCATCAAACGTCACAACAGGAATGGTGTTGTAGCCCGAACCTGGATTGGTAACTGTTACCGCTACAACTTGTCCAAGACTGTTGATGATGGCTTCTGCTTCCGCAGGTTCAACTGCATCTCCAGTAATAATTACCTGTGGCGGTTCAGTATAGCCTGTACCAAAACGACCAGTAATCATTTCAATAGATGTAACTGTCAACAGATAGTTGTTGTACCATTGATTGTACGGAAAATTGCTCCATACTGTGCTAGTTGATGGTAAATCACTAAGCACATTGCTGACTTGGGCAGTGCCGTGATCGTATGGCAGTAAGATTGGACTAGTATACTGAGGAACGGTCAGAGTAGTGTCATAGTATGCAGGCAAGTCAAAGTCAGTTAGTGTGCCAAGAAAATCATCAAAGCCATTGTATCTTAAATTAAATTCACGTATTTGCACATGATAAGGTTTGACTTCCTGAATATAGTCCAACACAAACTCTTGATTGTCTTGACGATAGTTCTGGTACGGAGTAAGATCGCGGATTCTATGATCAACATCGATCAGTGAAGTTTTGACCAGCCATTCAGGTGCAGAGAACTCGCTCAACACATAATTAAACATCAGAGTCAATGCACGATTTCGTTCTAATATTAGATCATCCACAAACAATTCTTCGTTAATTGCCTGAATTATTTTTCGTGTTTCAATCACTGGCTCTTGGTCATAGTACTGAGCGTCAAACACTTCAATGTCAAAACCAAATCGTCCTAGTGCGTAGTCCCATAGTTCAGCACTGAATTCAATAGTGCCGTCTTCGAGTCCAACGCGACTCCAACCAGTGTCTTCTAGCAAATAAATCTCAAATTTACCTTGACTGTTTGCTGTGACTTTTGCACTGCTGCCAACTGCCACAGATAATACATCTAGTGCAGCAATATTGGCCACTTCAGCAATAATTTTGCTGCTGGAATTATAACCAGGACGATACCAGTTGATGTAACTCCAGTAATCTGTGGTATTATAACCTTGAACTCTAGTCAGCAATAATTCGCGGGTGCCAGGCACTTGATCATTTGCTTGTACAGTATAGATTGTCCACAGTCCCCGATTATCGCTGTCACTGACCACTAGATACTTGTAACCTAGAGCAACTGAATTGATATTTTGGAATCCCAAAATTTCTAAATTAGCAACTCGCAAGTTCCATAATTCTGAGTTTGCAGATGGTTCTGGTTCTGCTGAATTAAGTAGATTAAAACTGCGACTTTCGCTAATGGGATACAGAGCCAGTACATTGTTGGCTCGAGTCAAGTAGTTTTTAAGAGCGTCAAAGCGATCAACAAACATGCTCTGCCTTGGGCGGAACTGCACGCCGTAGCGTTCAGCAATGCTTAAACCTGGATCAGGAACCAAATTACCAAATGTGTCAACACCGCAGAAACTGTCTTGCAGTTTTCGATACAGGTTATCGCTCAGGAATGCATCTGGTTTATCTTGACCAATCAGTTCATACTCAACGTGAACATTGTCATTGGTGTATTCTCTATCAAATTCAATGTTGATTACGGTATCAAATGCTTCAATATATTCGCCAGCATTGTACAATGCAATTGTGCTGGCATTGATCGGAGCAACATAACTGATACCAGATCCTCTTGGATTACCAATGTACTGTGCCACTGTTTCTACACTGAGTGTTTTGCCTTGCTGAGTGGCTGTGCTTGTAACACCGCGCACCCAGAAATAATATTCTGTAGCAAAAATGCCATCACGACCAAGACGACTGTTAATACTGTAGCTCAGTGTATTTTGTGGTACGCCAGGGCCAGTGTAGTCAGAAGGTGGTACTGAACTCAGTACCCATTGATATACATCTATGCTTGATCCAGGAAATACCTGACCCCATCGACGACTAGCATAAACAATGTCGTCCTGGTTTGGATCAATAAATCTAACACTACTGATATCCCACCATACTTGTCCTACATGCTCTGCTGTCCAAGTTGCTCCGTTAATGCCAGTGGGCCCAATATTGTAGTTTGCTGGATCAATACCCGAAATATAGTCAATGTTTTGTCTTGCAGCGCCAAGTATTTTGCCTTGCAATGGATCAAAGAAGTCATAGAATTGAGTGGTTGCACTGGTGATTCTATCGTATGTAAACACCGAGTTTAACAGTCGAATATCAACCACAGGCTGTTGCTCTCGCAGCACTGTCCAGGCTGGTGTACGGTTTGCATTTTCAAACACAAATACTCTGCCAAATGCTGCTGTGCTATCTTCTACATCGTTGTATGGCGCACCTACTACCAACACACCTGATGTGTAGTTCAAGGCAAAGCCAAACTGGTCGTATTCTTTTACTTCGCTATTGGAAATTTGTTGTCCAAACACAAAGTTTCCTGGATTGGTTACACTTGGGCTAGAACTAGGCAAGTAATCATATGTGTACACTGCACCGCTTTGATTTACAGTGCTGAAGAATATGGTACTACCAACGTCGAAGTCAGTTGTGCCGTCGTCGAATATCGTAATCAGGTACAATGTGCCGTTCGGTGTGCCCACGGCCAGCGCTGTGGCAGTATCATCAATACTGATAGTTGCACCAAACCCACCCATTTCTACCGGATACGGACTAACAATAACTTGTGTATGAACAAAGGTGCTGAAATCCAGTGTGGTGAATGCTATTCCAACACTGCCAGGTGCAACTTGTAGTTTATTAAATTCTGCGGCCGCAGCACTGTTTTTTACTGCAACAGTTAGGTATCCAGTGGTACTCACAGTAGCACTTACATTAGGTACCGCGACGTTGATTTGTGCAGCCAAGGCACGCACACTGACACTTGCTGCCACAGTGGTAGTGGTTACTGATTGCCAGTATGAAGTGTTGGTAATTGCTGTGCTTGATGGTACTGACTGTATGGACACATAAATTGTGTATGTCCCACCGCTTAAATTGTATACCACAGTGTTCTTGGCGTAGGTACTCAGACTACTCCAAGCATTGGGTACAGTCACATCCATGTTGTTGACACGAACAGTATTGCCAGCAGTCAGTGCAGGATTGGCAGCGCCTGCGGTGACAGTTCCGTATACACGGCTTTGATTTACTGCACGTTCTACCACTCCACCTTTGAAGATTTGAATACTGCTTTGTGGTTCGCCCACATACAAACTGCAATTGTAAGCACACAAATCTACACTTTGACCAAAGTTTGAAAATTCAGCCACGGTGGCTTGAGAAACTGTTTGTATCAGTGAAAATTGGTTGGTTTCAATTTCAATCACATCACCAAATCTTAAATCAGCGTTGACAATTGTAACTGTGTTTGCGCCGTCCCAGTAAAAACTGTTGGGAGCACCAATTGTTGAATCAGCCTCGTTGACAAAGAACACATTATTAACAATTACGCTAATTGGTCCAACTGGTGTGCCAAGCAAGGTAAAGTCAACAGTGCTGCCATCTTCCCCATAAATGAAACGTTGTACATTACGGTCAAACACATACACTGCGCCTGCTTCAACTTTGCCATTTACTGTTTTATCAGGCGCACCAATCATTATTTGACGCCCATCGGTTGAACAACTTACGCTTTGTCCAAAACGATCTCCTGCAATGAGACCAGCAGTAGTTAGAGTGTTGACATATTCAAAATACCCCTGAGCTGTGGCAACAATCACAGTGCCTGCTGCTGGAACAGTTACAAAAGTAATATCACCTGTGCCAACATTGTATGTATAATCAATGTTGGGACGATATATTTCTCCATCAACTGTGATACTGAACGAATAGATGTTGTCAACTGTGAAAAATAATTCATTTAGACTAAACACTGTGGTCAAGCTCACTGGAACATACGCAATATTAAATCCTGTAATGCCGCCTGAACCACTAACACTTGTTATTGTTAGCACAATATCTGCTTGACCACCAAAGCTGCTAGCAGCAATAGTTACTGTGTTTCCATTTACATAGCCAGTGCCAGCAGTTGTTACTCCAACAGTGGGACCGTCAGTTGAACCTGGTTGTCCTACTTCGTTGCGAACACGCACTATTGTGAATTCAGCACCAACTCCAACACCAGAAGTTGCACTTTGAGTTACATCAAAATAAGTTTGTGCGTCAAGTTGTTTGGCATAGATTCTAGTAATGTTAACCAAAGTCCCAGCTGCTGGTGCGGTAGTAAACACCACTGTGGTGTACACACCGCCAGCAAGTGTAACAGTGTAATCTGTGCCCAGCAACTGCACCTGTCCGTCAATGGTAACAATCAATTGAGAATCGTCATCAATTTGAATTGTCTGCGAAATGTTATAACTGGCGGTGCTGTCATTACCTAGAGCTTTAACAAATTGTTGTTCCCAGTCTACTCGACCATAAGCATGTACTTGGTTGAGGCCAGGTGCTCCAATATACATCCAACGTTCATCAAGACTCATAGCCACGCTGTAGCCAAATTCTCCAGCACCCGGTGTGGTAGTGGTGGTTGTGCCAGGCTGTGTTAACAATTGCCAAACTGCATAAGGATTAACACCTGGTTGTCCCAGTGCAGGATCTCGATAGATAACTGCGGCATATCCTGAATCAGCTTCGCCGGCCCCGTTTGGTCCCCAGCTAGCACTAGCACCTGCTGCTGCCCATTCTTGGTTGCCAAAGTCTACAGCATTACCAAAACCTCTGGCTCCTGTAATGGTCAAAGAAAGAATTCCGTCAGCATTGGCTACGGGACTTACTGGTGAATATTGATCACCGTAGTTTTTTACATACACATATACCGCGCCGGTATTGCTGCCGCTGGCATGATTGTAACGAGGACTGCCAACCAACATGGCCAGTCGGTTGGTTGCTTGTGCAACACTAGATCCAAAGTGTTCTGTTGCGTCCAACAACAATGGACTGATTTGTGCAACATCTGTAAACACTTCCTGTTTTTCAAGAACTTCCCAGTTGCCAGATCCATTGTTGTCTACCCAAACTTTGGCACCTGGCAGTATATCATTAGCGTATGGCAAGTTAACAATGTCGCTTGCTTGTGCCACACGCATGGTTTGCAAAGTAAATCCAAGTCCTGTGCCATTGGCAACCACACGGTCTCCTGCAAATTGGAATACAATATTTACTGTGGTAAGGTTAGGCACACTCACCACTTCATACACTCCATCAACTTCTACATCAAAGAACTTGATAATTAATGTGTCTCCTGCAACAAGACCGTGTTGTTGACTAAAGATCACACGACTAGTATTGTCCAAGTTGTCGCAAACGTGCTGAATTGCGCCAGGTACCGCTTGCGCACGGTAAATGTTCCAGTCGTAGTTGTTTATTTTAGCAACCCAAATACTGGTTCCCACACTTATTTGATCAATGTTTGCATTGACGTTGGCCAAGTCATTGATGTCAAATACTGTGATGTCAGCATCGTCAAGATTCACATAGCCGGCGGTAGGCAATGCTGCATCAGTAATTGGTTCTGTTGTGGTTGGTAAAATATCTGGGCTAGTTAACTTGTAACTTTGTCGCCACACATCACTCAACAGTATTGGTTGGTCAGCTTCAGATTCTTGACCAGGCAACACCACTTGTACCAAGCTGGGGTTAGAGTTTAACAACGCACGATTCAATCGTAATTCAAAAAAGCTACGGTTAGCATTTGCACCGTACACAGCACGTTGAACTGCCCAGTTTTCATAAATGTCATAGTCAGCAGCTTCTTTGCCAAGATTAGCATTGGAAAACAATTCGGCGCTAAGGATGGTGCCTTTGGATCCCAAGAACTGACGATACACATTGACCTGACTCACATCATCAAGATTCAGTGCCGCCATGTACTGACGAGGACGGAATCCAATCAATCCATACGACAACAAATCGTTGTCACGTTCAATGTTGGCCGAATTGATATCGTAGGTGTTGGTCAACTGATTGGCTTTGTTGCTCAAGTTTGGCAACAGTCCCAGTTCAAGTTGTGTGTAATCACTTTGAGTCCAGTCGCCAAAATTAAACTTGATACTGGGTTGAACAATAGTCAGAGCCGACCAGTACACATTTTTGTATTTGACAATTTCACCTTTTGCATAAGTTCGTAATCCTGTCCATTCTTCAACATTGTCTTGATTGAGAATAAATCCAGGTGCGTCAACTTGTCCAGTCCAGTCTGTGGTATTCACGCAAACCAAGTTCAATCGGCTTTGTCGTGCGCCGGTGATTGGTGCATAAATTAAATCGCCAAACACACTTTGATTGTTCAGTACAATCATGTGTTCATATGTTGTAAACTTGAGATCAATAAAGCTCAATGTTTGATTAGTCAATGGCTCACAACTGAAAGTATTTCCAATACGTACAATATTTAGATTTCGAGTGTTTAGTTCTCTGCGATTTTGATCTAGCAGCACATTGTCAATGGTTTGTACCCTGATACTGTCAACAATTGCTTGTTCTCTGGTCACAGTAAGTTTCATTGCCAACGGGTTCAAGTTCAACAATGCGTTGGTATCCCATCCTTGCTGACTCCAGTACAAGAATTCTTGACACATTTGATTCCAGGTCAAGATATAGCCGTTGGACTGATCAGTAAAAGTTAGTCCTTCTCTTTCCAGTAACTTGCCATAACTCAGTAAGAAATCGCAAACACTGGTTTCATTTGTAAAAATAAAACCGTACGGAACTTGTGTTACTGTGTTAGTATAGAACGTGGGCACACGAACAGTCACACCACCAGATGAAATTGTTTGCAGTAATCCGGTGGCTTTGCTTTCAAGAATATTGAAATAAGGCAAACTTGTGCCATATCCAAATACAGAATATCCATTGTCAACTTTTTGCACAACTACCGCTGAATAACTAGAACGATCAAACGGTTGGTTTTTGTACAACAACAAGTCATAGCTTTCGTCAGGTATCAACAGTGCAGTATTGGTTGAATTAGGACTGGACTTTTCAGTATAAATCTTGATGTACTGTTTGTCGCTAAAGCTGGCCATTCTATAACACAGTCGCACATCCAGGCTCTTGAGATCAGCGGTGAGTTCTGTGGTAGAGTTAACACCAGTTTGACGATTGTAGTCTACTATCCAGTTGATATAACTGGCTTTGCTTGTGCCATCGCCGTACACTTCAACACCGTTTGCATCCAGACGATATCTCTCATTGTATAGGTACTGACCATATTCTTCGCTGTAACGATACAAATCACGATCAGCAAACAATGCAAAGAATTTAGCTGGTCGAGTCACTGCCAACACTTGCATCACTGCAAATGGATAGCTGCTGCTGTTCCACCACGACGCTTCAACAGGACTGCCGTCACCTGATGCCCAACTTTTCTGGAATTGAGTTTGGTTATATGTTCCAACCACAGAATCAAACGGGCTCAACAAGTTACCTTCGTCATCTACTGGAATCACCTGACTTAGCCCTGGACGCACAAAATCAGTTTTTACATAAGGAGCAATTGGATCATTTACTAAGCCAGCTTCCAAATCGTCCCATAACACAGTGTTACCAGAGGTATACGGAGCAGGTCCATATGTGAGTTCCCACCAAGACGGTTGTTCTGTGATGCCCAACATTTCCCAAGGAGTATATTGAGGTTGTTCAGTGTCGTAAAAATAACGATAGATGCCGCGCCAGGCGCCCAACAGCGTTTCGTTGTTGAGTTTGTTTTGTGCAGAACTGTAGTTCCAGGTAAACTGATTGGTAGCAATGTACTGTTGGGATTTGTAATCCAGCTTGTTGCCACCCACATAGTTCAAAAAATCTTCATTGAACACTGAGCTAATTTCAGCATAGGTAAACCCAGTGTCTCTAAACTGTCCTGGTAACACATCGTATATGGTCATTGGAACTGGATTGCCATCAAGTTTGAGATTGTTGTAAATTCTAGTTTCAAACTCCAACAACACATCGTCACGTAGGTCTCCAAAGATTGGTGTAATAGACCCGTCGTGGCCTTGTATGACCTGTATAAATCCAGTGCTGGTTTGTTGGGTGAGAATACCAGGAATATACGCAGCATACAAACCCATTTTAGTAGGTGTGTTGGGAACAAAGCTGCTGTAGGTTGCAGTGTATTCTTGAATGGTCAACTGATCACCCAGTGTCAATGCAGCACTGACCACAATACGCGGACCGTCTGCTGGCACAGTGTAATCAACTCCACGAGTAAGAATTACATCGTTGAGATATACATTCATACCAAGATAGTTTGCTGACGTGTAGTTGTAAACTTGTACTGTGTCAAAAGTATTTGTGCTGGTCAAACTCACTGTGTAGTTTGTGGTAGTGTACACTGCACCACTGGGTAACATGTCTGACCAATAGAAAGGTTGTGTTTCAACTCGACCCAGTGTAATTTCTTCAATGGCTGTGTCCAACACCTGAGCAGTGGTGTTAAACTCAATATTTTGTTTGGTAACTGCATCCAACAATTGATACTTAAACTTGTTGTATTCGCGATCGTTATAGTTTAACGAACTAAACACATTGAACGTTGGGCTGCGCATGAAATATCCAGCCAGGGTCAATGGTGCGCTCTGTTGCAGGATGGTTAAGCCGTAAGGAACAATATTTCCAAGGTCCCGTGTGTTGTTGGCTCCATTGATGGTTCCAGACACAGTGGTTAAATTTTCACAGATACTTTCGTAATGAGTACGAATTGTGCCCAGAGTAAAACTATCGCTGTTGCCGTTTAACGGATTGTTCTGCAAGTTAATTGGAACTTGATAAAACGCTACTTGACTGGTTTGGCCACTAAGAACCGCTACTTCAATAATATCACCAAGCACATAAGTTTTGCCCAGTGTAATTGTAGTACTATTGCTAGTTCTAGTATAGCTATAGGTGCTCGGTGCCTGAAACACTGAGCCCACATATAATTTGATTGGTGGTATATTGTTCAGCGAGTCGTCAACACGCACATCTAGTTTTAGTGTTGCACCAGAATATGAAAATTTAAACTGCTGACGAATCTGACTTTCACTCGCTGCTGTTTGCCATCCAATTTCACGATTGTAAACAACACGTGAAGTGTAATCACGCACACTGCCTGAACTGATATTTGATGTTACACTGGCGTTGTCCAACACATACAAGAATGTATCTTTGTATAGATTGTTTTCAAACACAATGTCGCCAACGTTGTTGATGTTCAAGTATTGCAACGGAAATTGCAGCACAGGGTCAAGAATGCCTGTGTCCCCAACTGCGTAACTAAACAACTTGCTGCCGGTAAAGGTTGAACTTTGATATTTTGTTTGGTCACCAAAACTTACACCAGTGGGATCATAAACATTAAACAACGGAGCTTGTTGTACTCCAGTCTTTTGTTGCGCTTGTGCCCAGTCGGAGCCATCAAACCAAAAAGTCAGTCCTACCAAAGTCTCGCCAGCAACACACACTGTGGACTGGTCAGTCAACACTACACCGTCAGAAGCTAGAGTCAAATTGATAATAGGTTGCGAAATCAACGGACTCACGGTGTCTGGATTAATAAAACTCACTACATAGATTTTGTTTTTGACATCCGCGTCTTCGTCGGCTGCAAAAATAATTCTACTACCGTCAATTAGTTCGTATCCATCTACTGTGTAGCCAGTGGAGCCTTGTATGTTACTAAAGGCATCAGTTTCTTCAAAGTCAATTATGTCAACTGGTTGTTTGCCATCGGTTCCCATGTTCCAGAGTCTAACGCCAGGACGGAACTCAATGATTGGTCGTTTGGCTCTGTAGGCATTGTCAAAAGCTGCGGTGGTGTTGTTGTATTCAGCCGTGGCATTGATCACATCAAGGTGGAACCAACGATTGCTACGAGTCCACGGATTCAGATCTTTGCTGGCACGATCAATGGTCAAATAATCCAGTGTATCTGGCTCAGCATTTATAGTAGTGGTATCGTTATCAACCACGTAAGTTTCAGGAGTTATATAGTCAGTTACTGGCAATAATTCAATTGCAGTGCCCACATTGCTCACGTAGTATTCTAAATTGCTGGTTACAATTGCTGTGACATTGGCTGTACCAGGGCTTAATACCACAGGTGTTCCGTACTGCTGAACAGAAACAGTAAATTGTATTCCGTTAGGAGCAACGCTTTGAATATAGTAGGTTCCGGGTGTTAGGCCACCAATAGTTGGCACTGAGAATGTAATCTGCTCACCCACATATAGGTTGGCTGTGCTAGCCGTGGTGATGTAGTTTGTACCAAATTCTGCCGACGTACACAGCAAGTTAAACGTACCTGATGCATAATTGGCTGGAATCACATCACCAATGAATTTGACCTTGAGACCATTGGTAAATGCCACACCGTTTGGACTGACGTAATTTGCTTGTCCTAAAATTTCATCAACGTCTATGGTGCTAGCAGATGCCTGTTCCAACAATTTAATACGTCCAAAAATTTCTGGATCTGTGCCGTCTTGATAGTACAAGGTATCTTGTATTGCAGTCAGCAAAGGAATTTGTTCAAACACTCCAGTGTTGTTCTTGTACCATTGAGTGCTGCTGTAGGTTGAACCGTACAAAATTCTAAACTTGTTGAGATTAGGTATTGTATTAATTTTGACCAAGGTCATATAGGTATACGCACCCAGCGTCACATAATTGATCTGCCACAACTGATAACGATCTGCTGGAGCAATGTCAGTTGTTTGATCAAAAAATACAGTGTCAAAACTGCCTGGTTGAGCGTTGAATGTGCTGTTCTCTGGCAACGGATCATACAAAGTAGTTTGTTGCCAGCCGCCTGCTTGTGCATCAGTAACAGGTTCAGTGAAGACCAGGGTGCGACCATTAAGATTGGTAATCCCGTCAATGCCGCCGTAGGCAGACATAAATTCTTCAACAGACACGTTGTTGATTTGATTGAATTTGAGATCACAAATTAAATCTATTGGACCAAAATCTGTCAAGCCGTAGTAAAACGACTGTGCAGTTTTTAAAGGAACGTTGAATGTGATTTGGCCAAGGTCTTCACCATTGTTGACCACTCCCAACACATCTCGTGAACTAATATTTGGAGTAGTGGGCACTTTGCCAGAAATGCCAGGGGCAGCCTGTATCCAGAAACCTGGGCCAGTGCCAGCATCACCGTCAACAATATTAAGAACGCCTTGCATGTTGGCTTGTGTTTGGCTAGCATAGTACAGAGTATCTGGTGCGTCTTGCGGCACAGTAAATGTTACCAGTCCAATCAACGCACCGTTGCGACTCACTCCAGAGTTATAAGCATCACCAACTCCGGTGGTGGCTGCTGTTTTGATCCAAAAAGGATAGTTGCCATTGAGATTCAGATTGAACACATAGGTGTTGCCGCGAGCCAGCGTTAGTGCAGGATTGGGCTGGTAATCAATTTGATAAGCTGATATTCCAACATTGGACACTCGATAGTTCACTGTTTCTTTGGCATTTTGTGCCACTTGAAAAGTGTAACTTCCGCCACGAACCAGTTCAATCACAGGATTGCTGCCAGCCACACCCGAGAATGTGTAAACACCGTTTTCTCGATTGACCACAAAATTATCAGTGGTAGGGACGCCAGTGGCAGCCACGTCTACTGCGGCAGGGCCAGATGGCAACCAAAAGTATTGACTAAAATTTACAAAAGTATCAAAGTTTACAAACGGATCCCATGTGTAGTACTCACTGGCATACAGTCGATCTGGTCGTGTTTCGTTGCCGCCATTGAATTGCACAGCATCATTGATCCCAGGATAGGTAATTGCATTTTTAATTTTATCAGTGTCTGGTTCAAGACTGATAACACCTGGTTCTAGTTGATAGTCAGCACGAGTGGTACTTGGTTCAACCACATATTTGTCATTGGGGTTTATGCCAGGACCCACTGTGCGGCCAATATAACCTTGTGTTTTTTTAAATTTGGGTTCTTGAATCAGTTGATCCAGTGTGGCAGCCAAAAACTGCTTGTTGGTCTCAGTTTGAAAAATCTGTGGGAGAAAGTCTACCGAACGAGTAGTTGCCATTAGATTACTCCGCTTCCTGGTGCTGTACGTAAGTTAGTGCTGGTCAAGGCATCAATCACTTCTATGTTGTCAATGGTTGCTGCATTTACAAACAACTCATTGGGAGCTGATCTGATTTCATACAGATCACCAAAGCTCTTTTGGGTATTCAGTGGTACCAAGACCACTGAACTAATAATGGTTCCCAATTGGCTGTGCAAATATGCTGATACTTCTGAGAAATAAAAGGTGTCGCCAAAATTCCATTTGTCAATGCTAAAGTAGCTGTTCATTTCTGCAACCACTGAGCTCTTGATCTCACTGATTGACGCGGTTGAATTACTGGCTCTAATAACTTTGATAGTTGCACGTAATTCGGGCGCAGCTTTGACGCCAAACAACGGTTTGAATTGCACAGAGTTCATGACAATGTTGTCACTGATCATCTTGTAATTTTGCAATCCTTGGTATGCAGTGTTGAGTTCGTCAATGGTTGGCACATCAGGTTTTGGCACAGTGTTTGTGGTGTCGCGGATCCAATTTTGATACGCAGTATAATAAGCCTGTGTTGCAACATACAAGTCAATGATGTTGGTTGTGCCAGGATCAATACGATTGGTCAACGGACTATTATGACGGTACTGATAGTACAAACTTTGTCGTCCAGTTCTAGCAATCCAACCAGACACTGCCACAATTGTTCGAACACCTGTGGCTCCAATACTGAGTTCATAAAATGCACCTGTGGTACCATCGTTGTTGACTTGATCATAGGCATAGAACACTTGTCCCGGACTCCATTCACTCTTGACCAACTCAATGTCATCTAGTGTGGCGTAGTCGCTGGTAACTCGATCAGGCTCTACCAACAAGTATCGCTGCAAGTTATCAAAGTCCACAGTTTGTTGCAGGAACACATATTTCTGTGTGGGATTAACAGTGGGTGCAACAATTTCATCAAAGAAATCAGGATTGTCAGGAACACCGTCGTTGTCGCTGTCACGATAGCTGACCAACACCTGGAAGTCATCAACATATCCGTCGCTTTCAACAGGCTGACCAATAATGGTCATTATGATGTCGCCAGGCAGGCTCTCTGTAGAGTCTGGCTGGGGGTTGACTGCCAAGCAGTTGATAAAATCTTTGATCACAGTGCCTGTGCGACTGTCGTAAACTTGCTGTCCATCATAAAAGAAAAATCGTGTTTGCAGCACACTTCCAAAACTGTAAGCCAGGCCACGGAATGTGATAGTATAGTTGTTGTTTGCGGTCACAAACTGTATCAACCATGATGCATCAAGTCCCTGGCCAGTTTGACTGCCAGCATTGGCCTGACTCCAGGTAGCATCTTGATCCAAGTTTGTGCTGGTAATCAGGTACCAGGAATATGCAGTTCCAGTAACGCTGCCGTCATTGTCGTAGCCAAGACCAAAGTTTCGATACAAAACAATTTGTTCACTTATTGTGGTTTCAAGATCTAGTGGCAAATCAGTCACAAACAATGGAATAATTGTGTCCACTATTGCACCTGTTGGCACAAAGTTATTGATTGTAATTGGGCCAGCACCAGATGATAGATTACCAAGACCGTTGTTCATTCCGTCGGCAATCACGTCCATGGGGCTTGCCCATATTTCTAGTCTTTCATCAGCACGAGTAGGACTACCTTGTACCAATCGATTGTTACGATCAAAATAGTAGCCAGCAGGAGGAATAAACTTGACCAAGCTGCCCACAATAGCGTAGTAGAATGGACTCAATGTGCCAGCTGATATTCCAACAGGAATAGGTGTTCCTGCGGCATTTTTAAAATAGCCAGTGGTTTCATTTGCCAATGTAGTGCTTTGCTGCCAAGTGCTGCCCAGTGTTAGCCCAGTGTTTACGTTTTCACGAGGAAAGTTAGCGTAGTAGAACTGACGCATGGTTGATTGGCCTATCTGCGGCTGCACCTGATTGGTGATCACGTCAGCAATTTCATTGCGTGTATCCCAGGTAAAATTAATTGTTGGCAGTATCAGTTGTTCCCAGATGCCGCCGTCACTGCCAAAAGTATTGGTTGAACTGTATTTGCCAGTGTTGTCCACCAGGTCTAGGTATCGGCTGGTACCAATGCTGGCACGGTTCACTGCTTTAGATTTGAGAATACTGTTGTACTGTGTGTACGGAAACAAGTTATAGTCTTCTCCGTTGACCATGCGATTCTGTGTGTAGTAACGAGCAGGAGCTCGTTGTTTGATTTCAGCAATGGGTTCACGAGACTGACTGTTGCTTACTGGTTGTGTGATACCGCAAGTGAATGTGATAGTTTCAAGATTGCCTGAACGACTGATATAACTGATTGGCAGTGTGACTGCTTGCATCTCTTCAGGATTAATAATGTATTGCAAACCGTTGCTGGCTCGGACATAAGCACGGAAGGTGCCCACTGGAATCTCAGAGAACACACCGTCACCAAACACCATGGTGATTTGATCGTTCACACGGCTGGTCACACTGTAGATTGGACGCAGTGTTGTGCCCAGCTGTTCGGCGCCAGCAGAGTAAACATTTTCCACAAATTGCCATTCACGTGTAATTGTGCCAACATTGTCCAACTGGAACAGCCATCGGTCTTGATTGTTAATACCTTCAACATTGATGTTTACTGTGCGATTTGCAATGCGTTCAGCCAAGTTGAAATCTTGATTTTGCAACACGCCTTGTTTGAACATGAAAAAATAGCCTGTGTTGTTTGAACTGAATCCCAGTTGATCGTTACGGAACAATACATTAAACGGCTGATTAGGTTGTGGACTTGGTTCATACAAGTAATCTTCACCAACTGATGTTGAAGTCACTGCTTCAAATGGCATGTTTATGCCGTCAACGGTAGATGCGTAAGGGATAACTGGTAGGAATCCAGGTACCAAGTTAACAGCATATTCATCAGTACGTACACCCAGCAATGTTTGACGATTTCCAGGGCGGCCAATTTTTTGTGTGTCCACTAGACTGGCATTGATAATTGCTGTGAATTGTTCTTGCCAGTCAGGATTGGTAGGATCAGCCCAGTCCACTGTGACGTTAGAAAGATTAACGCCATTATAGTCCACAACGTTTTCGGTAGTGACTACTGAAAATACCTTGAGCAGGCCTTCTGCCGCAGTGTTACGCTTGGCAGTGTAGCTGACCAAGTCAGCAAGACGGTTAACTGAGTCTTGACGTTCTGCGGTGTCTAGATAATTTTCACGGGTGTTGAGATCAGTACGAAAAGCCAGTGCTTGTCCCATGAACGCAATAACGTCCAACAGCGCAATAAATTCTGAACTTTCAATGTAGTCATTAAATGTTTCTGGATAATACAATCGCAAATAGTCAACAAAACTCTTGCGTAGAGTTTCAAAATCGTAGCTTTGGAAGTCAGCTTCTCGATAGGTTTGATAGATCTGTTTCCAGTCTTCAACACCAAATATAGCTGTTTGTCGTGTGGTTGTTGCCATTCTTTGAAACCTTGTGTACCTTTGATTTATTTATGGCTACACAAAACGGCGTAGTTATAGTTAAATGTAACTAGCTCGTCGAGAGGTTATGTCAAAAAATATGCTTAGTCGTTCAGCATCTGTTGTGGGATTGATGGTGAGTTCAAGTTGTATTAGCATGCCGTTGTCTTGAGGAAACACTTGTATGTCAGAAATAAACACTCTGGGATCGCCGCCGGCCACACGCTGTACTTCATTCACAATGTTGTTTTGCAGTTCTTCAACTTGATTTTCAAACACAAAGTTCCACAAAATAGTGCCGTAGTCTGGGCGACCTGGCAACTCGCCCTGGCGTATATTGAATGCATTCAACAGGTCTTGTTTGATCAATGGAAAATCAGTTAGAGTAAACTTCTTGACCTGATTGATAGTGTTAAATCCGATGAATGTTTGCATTGCCATGTGTATATTTACCAGTAAACATTACCCTTGAATCTTGCTGCGTAGCAAACGCAATTGTTCTTTGATTTCAGTAGTAGTTTTGAGCAAATACTGAATCAAATTTTGCAATCTAGTCAATGAAAAACTTAGTCGTTCGTCATTGATAATACGTTGCTGTCTAGTTGTACCCGATTCAACAAAGGAATTTAATTCTCCAATCTTGTCAGGAGCTTGAGCGTTGTATTTTTCTCGTGCTGCTTGAAATTCAGAGTTAATTGCTTCCCATTGCGCCAAAGTGATAGTTTGCTGATTTTGCAAAGCTGATATTTTGTTTTCCACTGACTGGAATATACGACCTGTCGGGTTGACGTAGTTGTTGAGCACATCAGCATATAACAAAGTATATTTGTCAGTAAATGCATCATCGGTTAAACTGTCTTTTGTACCTGGGCCGTAATTGGGTTCAGGAATTTTGTCATTACCAAGCACTCGCGTAGTTGCAGCGTCAACAGTTGCTCGGTTGACAGTGTCCGCAGCTGGTACAGGAAAGTCTATGGCTTTGAACACCGCTGGTACTTTGGTTTCAGCTAGATTCACCGCATATGCACCGTCGCGTACTGCGGTGTCAAACTCTGCTTTGGCTTCGGACGAAACTGGTAAACCTTTTAGTAAATTTTCAGTATTGAGAACATCTTTGGCTGCACTCAGTGCCACTCCAGCCACACCTTGAGCACTCAATTTGTCTATAGGAATGCCAACTGCTTTGAGATCATTTAGTCCTTGAGCCATCAAAGTTTGTTGTATTTCTGTTTGTTTGGTAACACTTGCTAACAAACTGGAAACATCTTTGATTCCATCTTTGCCAGTGTATGCCGCTGGACTTTTTAACACGGAGCTGATGCTAGCGCTAAATTTGTCTGCCAGGGCAGCCATGCCTGGCTTGAGCACGCCAGCTTTTTCAAGTTGACTAACATTGAGTCCAAACTCGCCAACTCCTTTGGTATCGCTTAGAACTGCTGGTCCTTGTGCCACAAGATTCTTGGCCTGGGCCAGCACCGCAGTGACTTCGGGTTGTGCCATTCCCTCAATTGAAGTCAGGGCCGGAGTTTGTTTAGCAAAATTTGCTAGGTCAATTGGCGCAGTCACGGCTGCACCTGTGATCACTTTGTTAATTGTACCAATTGCTTGTGTGGCAATTGAGTTAAGTTGCCCGGCGGCTCCTGTGATCGCTCCTGATATTGACGATACTGCCGGACCAACGGCGCCTGAAAGACCAGCTGCTGTTCCTGTTAAAAATCCACCTAGTGCTCCCCCGGCAGAGGCTACAGCACTAGACACCTTGCCAATTGCACCAGCTGCTCCGGGAATGCCAGCACCCAATGCTCCAGTAATACCACTTTGTGCTTGTGTTAATTGTGATTGAGCCGCAGCTAGTCCATCAGCAGCTTGTGTGGCGGCACTTAATGTATCACCTGATTTGAATCCTACCAGCGCACCAGTTTTTACTTGTTTGTCAAAAATGGCCTTGGCTTGTTCAAACGTCATGCCTGGAGGACCTTTGACTTCAAAAGTACTTGCACCACTATTGGCCGGGCCTGGTGCTGGAGCAGTAGCAACATCTTCTGGTGGTCGTGGATATCCTAGACTGGTCAAACTAGGCAAACCGCGACGAAGTCGTTCACTATTAACTCTATCCCAAACTACAGTGTCAGATCCAGTATAGGTTAAATCTTCGTCTTTTGTTTTTGAATAAAAACTGCTATTGATTTCAGTACCTGTACTAGCACCAACGCTTGCTAACGAAAATGTAAAATTACTCATTTATTTTGCCACAATCTCTACACCAGCTGGTACAGGTTCTGCTCCTGGAGGTGGCGACGGTTGGCCATCTTCAAACTGCACAACAACATCCACACCTTTGTTGTGATACGGATACGGTTCGTGGGTGGGTGCTCGATTAACAATACTTTCTAGACCATCTGGTTTGATTATCCATCCCAGGCTGGTATCAAATTCAGTGTCATCCATCAGTGTTTTTGTTATTGGATTAGGTGAGGCAACTTTTCCAGCAGCAGGTCCGTTCAAATCAATGGCACCAGCTTGTAGTGTCAGAGCTGACCCTGACCCCCATGATCCACTACTGCTGTTGATGGTCAATACTCCGTCAGCTTTGACACCAATTGTGCTTTTGCTGTAGGCAGTAAACTCACCTTGTGATGTCAACGTCATGCTAGTGGTTGCTTCTGCATGAATAGCTTCGTTGCTTTTCATTTTGATGTTTCGGCCAGCAAACATACTGATATCTCGATCAGCATGCAAGTTGATATCGCCTTTGGTTCTGATGTTTACACTGTTGGTGGCATACACATCAACTGTGCCTTCGAGGCCAAATTCCAACCAAGTTTGTCCATTGGCATGTGTGATATAGAAAAAGTTTCCAGTATCACTCATGGTAATTTGATGACCTTTTGATGTTCGTAATCGGAACAGTGCATTGTCACCTTCAAGGTCACCGTCATCCATTACCAAACTGTGTCCGCCAATACGACCAATCACCTGTGCTTGGTTTGGTTTGATTGTGCCGTCATTGATCTTTTTACGAATATCATTGGGCTTTAGGCCGCCTTGATAAATTGGCATGCCAGGAGTGCTTACACCGTAAACTGCGCTGGGAGTTTCCCGCTGGCTTGAACTGCGTATGGTGCCACGTTCAATGTCCTCAATCAATCCTTGTTGGAACAATGCGCCAGCAACATAACTGTGTACTGGTTTGCGTTGATTAAAAAACTGCGGATCATTGAACACTGCCTCATTGTCAGTGTTGATTTCAGTGACTGGTAATCTAGTTGCAGCAGCAAAATATTTTTGTTGATTTTCATTTTTGCCTATATCGTAGGTCGACGCAGAGGCCACGCCAGGCAACATACTACCAAGTCCTTGTTCCGGCACCGTACCAATATAATAACCCTGTGAGCGATCACCATTGACAAAGATACACAGGACTCTAACGCCAAGATCCGGAGGTGTAAACCACATGCCATAGCTGTTTTGATTTCCAGGATACGTGCCAATTTCACTGTTGGTACCGCTGCTGACACTAGCAGGTGTGTACCCACCAAACTGCTGCATGTAACTTACTGTGGTCCATTTGGTATCATCATTTTCTGCTGCTTCGCCGCCGTCGGTAAACGCTTCAATAAACACTTGCAGGCGGCCAGATCTGGTTGGATCTACGTTGGACTTTACAATACCTTCAAATGGTCCAAATTCCGCAGGTACTCCGCCCCTGTCTTGTTTGTAATTACTGGGGCGACCTCTACTTC